AAGACTAATAATTCAGTGATGGACTCATATGTCACTCGATTAAAAGCTGAGGGTAGGGAAGAGGAAGCTCTTGTTCAAAAGAAGCGCCAACTAACAACTGAAAGCAATAAGCAACAAGCTCTTTATCAAAAAGAGAATGGTTATTTAAAGTTATTAGAGGGTTCGGTTGGCAAAACAAGTGAAGAATACAAGAAACAAAAAATCGTAATTAATAACCTTGGAACTGAAATGGCACAAAACTTGTCACAGCAGAAAGCCTTGGTTGCCGAACAAGAAAAGGCTCGACTCACAACTATTAGACAAAAGAGTGGACTAGATGACCTTAGAAAAAGTTACAGTCTTTCAAAGGAAGTTAATAGCTCATATGTCAATGGGTTAAAATCACAAGGCAACAACTTAAAATCATTAATCGCACAAAGAGATAATCTTAAAAACTCGCTCAAAAATGGGCAAGTGGCGTATAATAATGAGTTGACATATCTTAAAAAAGTTGAACGAGAAACTGGAAATAATAGTGATGCCTATAAACGACAAGTAATTGAAGTTAATAAATCAGCCACATCATTGAATAAGATGGCAAGCGAGCTTAGAACTGTCCAAAAAAATAGTGATAAGATACGACCTTTTACCAATAGTCGATTTATCAATGGATTTGAAAAAGCATCGAAAGCAAGTCGTCAATTTGGTGGTGCACTTAAAGATAATATTTCTAAATATAGTGCATTAGGTAGAGCGGCGGTCGTGGGAATGGCAACTGTTACAGCCGCTACTGGGGCTGGATTAATTGCCGGAGCTAAAACAGCTACAAACCTTCAAGATGCCTACATTAAAAATAGGGGTTTACTTGTTACAGGTGATGTTACCGGAGCTAGCGCTGCCAAGAAGATGTCAGTTGCCCAAAATACTGTCAACCAAATGCAAAAAGAAGGTCGTAATTTATCACTTGAATATGGTAAATCACAACAAGAAGTTGCTAATGGATACCAAGAATTAATCAAACGTGGTTATGAAGGCGAACAAGCATTAGGTGCTTATGACGCCATCGTAATGGCTTCCACAGCTGCCCACGAAGATTTAGGAACAGTTACAGAAGTTACAGCTTCTACATTGGATTCATTTGGTATGCGTGTCGGTAGTTCAGCTAATATCATGAAAAACAGTAATAAGGTTGTTAATGAGTTAGCATATGCCGCTGATGCAACTGCTACTGATTTTAAAGATGTTGGTGTTGCTATGTCATATGTTGGTGCTTCCGCTAAGCAATCAGGTTATAGCTTAGCGGAAACATCATCTGCATTAGGTATTTTATCTAATAATGGTTTAGAGGCACAAAAAGCTGGTACCGGATTGCGTAAGGCAATGTCATCATTACAAGCTCCAACAGCCAATGGTGCAGATGCTCTTAAGAAAATCGGATTATCCGCAAAAGACTTTGTTGCTAAATCTGGCGATATGAAATCAATGACTGAAATCTTTGGTATATTGAACAAACACACTAAAGAGATGGGTGGAGCTGAAAAAGGTGTTCTATTTAAAGCACTATTTGGTGAAACTGGTAAACAAGCTGGTACAATCCTTAGTCAAAATGCTGATGAATTAGGTAAGTTAAACAAGCGAGTTGAAGAAGCCGCTAAAAATAACTATGTAAAAGACTTAGCAGAAAAGAACATGAAATCTGTTCAAGCTTCATTAAATAGATTTAAAGCAGCAGCAAATGATATCTTACAGACTATTGGCGCAGCAATTATTCCAGCTCTTGGTGATGTTGCAAATGCTGTAAGTAAAGCAATGCAATCAAAAGTTGTTCAAGATACACTTAAGAAAATTAGTGGTTCATTAAAAGAAGCCGGAGACCAAATAAGTAAATATGTAAATAATCTTAAACCTAAAGATTTTGCAAATGGCTTACAATTTCTTGCTGATGCTGCTGAAAATAGTATTAAATTCTTAATTGGAACTGTTAAAGTTCTCTTCAAGATTGGTCAAGGCATTGCCGCAATTGGTACATTTGCCGCTAAACACAAAGAAGCTGTCAAAGAATTTGGTAAAGTTTTAGCAGCCATATGGGTTGTTACTAAGATTGCTAAATTTAAAAAAGTATTAGAAGATATGGGGCTATTATTCAGTCCGCAGGCTAAGCAAGTTGCCATCCTAACCAAAGCTATTATGGCTCAAAACACCATGATTGCAGAAAATACATCATTACGTGAAATTAACTCTGGTGTAAGTGTTGCAGGTGGAGACGGTTTTGGTGGCACAAGTGGTAAGACTAAGGGTGGTAAAAAAGGCTCTAAGGATTATGCCATGGGAGAATATGGTGGACAGATATTTGAATCAGAAGCTAAAGCAGCAGGAAAAGCTGGTTCAACATTATCTAAAACTGGTTCAAGAGTTGCAATAGCTGCCGAGGCTAAACAAGCTACTAAATGGGGAAAAACACTATCTAAATTTGGTAAGGTTGGAAAAGTTGCTAAGGGCGCAGCAAGCATTGGTGGAATAACTAATCTTGCATTTGCGGCAACGGATTTAATTGGGACAAACAAGAAAAACGCAGGAGACCATGTAGGTGGATTTGCAGGAAATCTTGCAGGTGGTGCAGCAGGTGCAGCAATTGGTACAGCTATTTTACCCGGAATTGGAACAGCTATTGGAGCCGGAGTAGGTGCGCTTGGTGGAGATAAACTAGGTCGAGCACTTGGAAAAGAGATTCAAAAAGGTTTAAACTCTACTAAGATTAAAGTTGGTACGCCGGCGATTTCTAATAAGAAAGCCTATGATGGGCTAAATAAAGATGCCAAAAAATATTACTCTGAAAAACAGAAACAAGATTTAGCTGACCTTAAGTTATTGCGTGACAATGGGGATATTACAAAAGCTGAATACAACAAGCGTGCCACTGCTGCCCGCAAGAGTGGTGATGACTCTGTTAAGTTTGAAAAGATGTCTCAATCAAGCAAAACAGCAATGACTAAATATTATGCTGAATCACGTAATTCACTTGCCAATAAGTGGGATAAAAAGACTCAAAAAGACAGTGATTACTGGGACGATAAGATGGCAAAAGATATTCTTAAATGGGGTGCGAACAGTATTCAGGTTCAAGAAGACCAGAAGAAGAAAGACCTTGCCATTAAGAAGAATGCTAAAGATAGGGCTAACGCCATTGAGAAACAGCGTCTTCACTTCGCTACAGAAGTTACAGTTGCAGAGGCTAAATTACACACCACTTTAAACGGTAAGATTAAGATGTCTGCTGATAAAGAATATAAAATTCTTAGCAACCTCAAAAAGAAAAAAGGTAAACTAAACAATCAACAACTCCAACTAGCCGTTACTACGGCTACCAAGGAGAGAAATAAAGTTGCTAGTTTAGCAGAAGACCAATATCAAAAGGTTGCTAAGACAGCTGAAAAGAAACGTAAAAAAGTTTCAGATTCTGCTGAGAGACAGTACAAAGCAGAGAAGAAAAGTGCTGTAAAGACATATAATGATACTGTTAAAGCTTCTGAAAATCAATTTAGGGGTAACTCTAAAAATGCTAAGAAACAACGCGCTGACGTTGAAAAAGAAGCTAGAAAACAGAGAGACCATTCAATTGAGGCAGCAAATGAACAAAAGAAAAAGATAATTGACCATGCTAAGAATCAAGCCAAAAAGACAAAGGAACAGGCAGAAGAACAGCGTAAGAAGGTTGTTGAAAAGGCAACTTCACAAATGCAAGCTGTTCTTGCGTTGGCAAAAGAGCAATCACAAGGTGTAGTAACATCGGCTGAAACACAAGCAACCAATTCCATTATTGCCAATGGTAAACAAGCAGATGGAACGAAAGCAACATTTGCAGGTTTGGGTAGTTGGTTAAATACTATGAATGATAGTGTTGGTGGCACCAAGGTTGTTATTCCTGGTGCTTCTGGTAATGCTGCTAAATTACCAACATTTTCACCATTTGGTGCGAAAGCCACTGGTGGAACTATTAATCAGGGTGGTAAATCGTTAGTTGGTGAAGCTGGAATGGAAGCTAGATATAAACCTTATTCTGGTCAAATTGATTTAATTGGACAAAATGGTGCTGAATTTATTGATGTACATCCCGGAGACCAAATTCTAAATGCAACTGATACTAAGAAATTAATAGCAGGTAATTATGGAACAACACTCCCCGGATATGCAAATGGTAAAAAGGGTGCCGGTTCAATTTTATCATGGATTCAAAATACTGCATCTTCAACATGGGATAAAGTTAGTGATAAGGCAATGGATTTATTTAGCAAGGTTACACACCCAATTGACACTCTTAAGAAAATTGCAGCAGGAATTTTCAATCCTAAGAGTGTTGCCGGAGTTGGTAGTCTTCAACAAAACATCTCACAGGGTGGTACAGATAATTTAATTCATGGTATTGCCAATGTATTTGAAAAAATGAAGGCAGCCTTGGAAAAATTTGGCGGCGGTTCTGCTCCCGCGGGTAAAGGTGTTCAACGTTGGAAGAGCTTGGTTATCAAGGCATTAAATGCTAATGGATTATCTACTAGCGCTAGCATGGTAAATCGAGTATTAAGACAGATTGCTAGTGAATCTGGCGGTAATGAAAAGGCTGTTCAACACGGATATACGGATGTTAACTCTATTAGTGGCGATTTAGCTAAGGGATTAATGCAAGTTATCGGAACAACGTTTAATGCTAATAAATTCCCCGGACATGGTAATGTCTTTAATGGATATGATAATCTTCTAGCAGGTCTTCATTATGCTAAAGCTGCTTACGGAAACGGCTTAGGCGCCTTAGGTAATGGTCATGGATATGCTAATGGCGGTATCATTAACAAACATGGCATGGTTGAAGTTGGTGAAGGCGACAAACAGGAATATATCATTCCAATGGATAAAATGAAAAACACTCGTGCTCTTTCATTATTGGGTAGTGCAGTTTCTACATTGCAAGCTCAAAATGGTGGAGCAGAAGTAAATGAAGGTCAAAACCAAATCAATGAACTTACAGCACAAATTAGCACCCTAACAGATATTGTGGCACAATTCATGGGCATGGTGGAAGCTAAACCTGTGATTAGTCAACGAGATATCTATAAGAGTTACAA